GAGATACACCTGTGTTAGTACGTGAAAATGGGACAATTCGTACTATCGAAATTCAAACCCTTTTTAATACGTTTCCCAACAAGGAGTATCCACAATTTAAAAGTGACCAACCCGGACTTACAAATAAAGAACAATCTATACCCACGCAACCAATCGAAGTATGGACTGCATCAGGTTGGTCTCCACTTAAAAAAACAATTAGACACTACTGTGAGAAGAATATATATCGTATTTTAACACAAACAGGTTTAGTAGATGTAACAGAGGATCATTCTCTACTTACTACGGATCTCCAACAGATAAAACCAACTGAATTAACTGATGGAGTCAGTCTTTTTCATAGTTTTCCTAATGATTTGTATAATGATCCAATGAATTTTGTTGGAATTAATGATACTTTTGAACACCATAATAAGTCTTCTTTACAGATTAAATATCTTCAGTGGAGAAGTGCTGGATATGGAGTTGATATTAGGTATAATAAAAATAAAGTTATATTAAAAAGATATGATAAATTTCAAGATCAAGTTAATAATCAACATGAACTATCTAGAATTATAAATTTAGGTCCGACAGAAGACTTTGTATATGACCTTGAAACAGAAGATGGGACATTTCAAGCAGGTATTGGTCAGATGATAGTAAAAAATACGGATTCTTGCTATGTGATATTTCCTGAGCCAGTAGACCAGGATGGAACTCTCACAACTTTGTTTAAAAAGGCTGAACATGCGGCAAAGGAAATTTCAAAAACATTTAAAAAACCGATTGAATTGGAATTTGAAAAGTTTATGTATCCCCTGATATTAGTAGCAAAAAAACGGTACATGTACGTCGAATGGACTGATCCTAAAAAACATAATGGAGAAATTGAAGCAAAGGGTGTTGAACTTGTTCGTAGAGATAATTGTCCCTATGTTAAAGAAACCCTTGATGCTGTACTTTATCCCATAATGTTTGAAAATAATGTGGAGCTCGGTATTTCCAGGGCACAAGAATTCATCGATAACTTATTAACAGGTAATGTGGATATTAAAAAATTAATACTTTCTAAGAATCTTAAAAATGATTATAAAAAACCAGAAACCATCGCACATTACCAGTTAGTTCAAAAAATGATACTTCGTGACCCTAACAGTGCTCCAAAACCTGGAGATCGTGTACCATTTGTGTATGTAGATATCGGAGATCCAAAGGCTCTTTCTTGGAAAAAGGTAGAAGATCCAGAATATGTAGTTCAGAATAACATTCCAATTGATTGTCTTTATTACTTAGAACATCAATTGAAGAATCCACTCAAAACAATATTTGATATTCTTTTGGGTGAATTAAAATGTAATGAAATGTTTAATAGAAAATCTTTGTTAGAAGCCAAAAAAAGGGAAAAGGCAAGTATTGCTGAAGCTAAAAGAATAAAAGAAAAAAATCAAGATATCCGTTCATTTTTTAATATTAACCTTAATTAATTAATTGGTAATGAACATTCCATTATTACTTCTCCAAATAATAATATCCATAATCCCCTTAGCATTAATTAAAAAATACATTCTCAATGGAAATACGTGGTTGTTAATACTTTGTTTATTATTTTATTCAGTAATGATAGCAATTTATATAAAATTATTAAGAAATGATGGATTAAGTAAGGTTTATACTCTCGTTAAATTTTTACAAATAATCTTAGTTGTTTTAATGGGTATACTATTTTTTAATGAAAAATTGTCATTAAACATAATAATTGGTCTACTCTTCGGAATAATAGCAATATACTTACTTAATTAATTAATTAATTGGAATATGCCAAGCCACCCATACCTGACATAATACGGAGTACATTTTGATTTACTGCGTATACATCCAATGGTTTAAGAGTTTCAGTTGTATCTGGTAATGTATTTATATCTGTAAAATTAAGATATACACGGTCTAACCTACTCATATTACAAGTTCCACTTGGCTGATTTTCTTCTGGTTTCAGAGCAAATGAATAAACTGCTATATCGTCTGTGAAATAATGTCCTCCACTACCCTTATGGTGATCAAAAATCTGTTGACGTGTAAAATACTTCAAGTTTCTTGGACTAAATCGTTCAGTTCCGTTAAATGTTAGGGTCATTTTAGTATTTGTCTGAGCAACTGGACAACCATAATCATTTGGATACTCAGTACTACTGATAATTGGAGCAGGTGTTGCTCCACCCGCGGTTCTACCTTGATAAGTACTTAATGTTGGGTTATATGTATTATTTGTTACATAATATTCTGGATTACCTGTAATTATAAGTTCCTTAACTGGGTGATTAAAGTTTAGTTCAAAAGATGCTTGAGTATTAGACGTTCCATTATTATTTATAGTTTCTAATTGAATTTGATCCATAAGATATTCGTGAGCATTTTGAGCATAATTTTTACGCTCTGTTGAATCTAGATAAACATAATCTGCGAAAATCTTAACACTTGATATACTTGTTATAACTGTTCCAAGTGTTGAACTACCCTGATATTCTGGTAAAGGTTTTACCCAATTATTGGATGTAGCAAATGTCATATTTAATTTAACTTCATGATATTGCAGCGCAATTAGCGGAAGTGCTAGACCAGGATTTTTTGAAAACCAAAATTGAAGAGGTACATAAGCTTCAGTAGGAGCATTTGAAGTACTTAGATTAAGTGTCTGTCCTGTGTTATTAGTATACCATGGTAATTGTGCTATTGTTTTTGAATTTATATTTTGGGTTCCTATATGTGTGTATGCAAGTGTATCGTATTTATTTGTAAAATTAATATTTAATTTATTAGCTAATGGAACCAACGCAATATTATCTTTCTGAATACCAGGAGCACCAGATTCTACATTGTTACTCCAACTTGATTCATTATTATTTGTTAATACTATTGCTTGGCCATTCTCATTATTTAATGGAGTTTGTGTAGTATTGATTGATGTTGAACTTATAAAATTATAATAACTAGTTGGTTCTTCACCTTGTGTTGCTATTTTTAATACATTACCGTATTTATTACTAAGACCTTGGTAACAAGTAGCTGAATAATTTGGATACAAGTCACTTATAAATCCAGCACTTGAATATGGATTGTTTTGAGTTAAATCCCTCCAGATACTTAACCACTTTCCATACTGGGTATCTATTATCTGACCACCTATTTCAAATTCCATCTTTTCTATCAAAGCATGTCCAAGGTCTGAACAGATGTATTCTACATTTGTCGGGTTTCCTCCCGGTATCAATTGACTTGGATTATAATGTATCCATAACCTCTTCAAAAGGTCTCCTGATTTTGGTATTGTTATACTTACTTTCGCACCTGTATTTATTGTTCCACTTATAGGTATTTCCACGCTCTCTAAAGCATAATTACTAAACCTCTTATAAACCGTTTTCCAATAGGTCATCTGTGGTTGACCCATTAGGTAAATATCCTGAGCACCATATGCTATCAACTGAATAAGAGCACCTGAACTCATTGTTTAATTAACCTTTAATACCTTTAATACTATTTAATATTATCTAATACCTTTAATTAATTATTAATTCTTATTTTTTTAAATAATAATTAATTAAATTAAATTAACTTTGTTAATTTTGTAGTAATAATTAATTCTTAATTTAATTAAAATTAATAAGCAAATGCTATATTACCCATTCCTGATATTATTCTGAGTATATTGTAATTGGTTGCGTATATATCCAAGTAATTCAATTCTTCACCTGTATCGAAATTAGAAAAAACCAAATAAGGATTCGTTATTCTTGAAAAATTACAACTTCCACTTGGTTGGAATTCCTCAGGTCTGAGGGAAAATGAATAAACTCCAATGTTATCGTTGATGTCATAATTATTTGAAGAGTTAGCTGATCCAGAACCTGAATGGCAATCCCAAATTTGGTTACGTGTGAAGTATTTCAAATTTCTACCTGAAAATCTGTTTACCTGATTAAAAACTAAACCCAATTGTACATTTGAAAGACTAACTGAGTTATTTGCTAATATGTTTGTGGGAGTAGCAATACCATCACTTTCTATACCAATAGTTTTAGGAGAACCACAGAAAACTATTTCCTTAATGGGATTTGCGAAGTTCAGCTTGATTTGTAACTGACCACCTG